CAGGCGACATGGTCGAAGGCCTATGGAACTACCCCGGACAAGCCTGGGAGATTGACTCGACACTCTTCGAGCAATACGTCAACATCTCACGCCTACTCGTCGACGTCATACGCCAAGCACTAACCTGCTACGAACACGTAACCATCGTTCCAGAATGGGGCAATCATGGCCGCATCGGATCTAAACGCGATGGCGTGCCACGCTCAGACAACGTCGATCGAATGTGCTACGAACTTGCCAGGCAACTACTAGCAGATGAGAAGCGCGTCACATTCCAAGAATGCCCCGAAGACATCCAACGCCTAGAAATAGGCAACTATCGTGCCATTGTGCTACATGGTGACGAAGTAGGTCGCAACGGATTTGCCAGCCCCAACGCTATCGTCACACACGTAGCCAAATGGAAGTCAGGCTCATACCCTTGGGCATTCCGCGATGCATACATCGGCCACTACCATACCCACGCCGAATGGGCACTACCCGACGGACTAGGCGCGGTATACCAGACCGGCTCAACCGAATCAGATAACCGTTATGCAGGGATTACCATGGCCGCATCAGCAACACCATCACAACGCCTACACTTCATCGACCCAGATAAAGGCCGAGTGACTGCTGCCTACAAGGTTTGGCTCGACTAATGGAATGGCTAATCATCGCAGCCATCATCCTAGTTGGCACCACAATCACCCTGGCACTCATGTTCGCCAGCATCGCACGCATACGATACGACGACGCAATGGAATACCTAGACGAAGATGAGTGAATGGCACGACTCAGCCGAATGGCGCAAGGCTCGAGCATATGCCAAGACAATACTCGAACCACTCTGCGCTATCTGCGGCAAACACCTTGAAGGTAAAGACTGGACAATAGACCACATTGTGCCGCCGGGTAATGGCGAACCCAACCATGACATTAACAATCTGCAATCAGCTTGCCGATCATGCAACGGTCGAAAACAAGATACGACTGCAATCCGCATAGCATGGGCGAACTCTAAGTGGTTTTAGGTTTTTTCTGTGTGTTGCTCCGCATCCCTGCTTGCAACTCGACTTTACACAAAAGAGATAGATTATTTGAGAGAGAACGGAGCACTAATGATTGAGAACGCTTTGAAGGACTGGCTGAATGGCGTCGAACTGACGCCTGAGAGTGCAGTGCTTGCCATGATGGCCTTGAAACTGGCATCTGAGTTTGACGACAAGGGAAACACGTCTACGGCCGCCGAGTTGCGTAAGACTATCCTCGAGATCATGCGATTGCTGAACGGTTCAATGCCTGAGTTTGACCCATTGGCTGAGATGCTGAAAAGGTAATGCAACTACCTGCCCGGTTTACACCTCCGCTGTCTGAAGACTTCCTTACTGATGGCGACCGACTCATTGACTTGCTGGCGTTGTGTTGGGTGACTCCCGAGACTGATGAACCTATCCCACTTGACGAGTGGCAGAAATGGTTGTTGCGTCATGTTCTCGAGCGATACCCGGCAGACCATCCAGAACATCCAGGCGAGCTGCGTTATCGTCAGGTAGTTATCTCGATGGCGAGGCAGCAGGGCAAGTCGGTGCTCGCTGGTGGCTTGGCACTCGACGCGTTGACATTCCATAAGGGCGACGTGATTAGCCTGGCATCATCGCGTGAGCAGGCAACGATTATTTATACGCGAGTCAAGCACGTCATTGACAAGACTGCCTGGCTATCTAAACGCTTCAAGAAAACAACTGAGACGCGAGGCATCGCCAAAACTGATGGCTCAGGCAAATACAAAGTCAGCCCGGCACGTGAAGCCGCCATGCAGGGTATTACTATGGTTCGCTGCATCCTTGATGAAGGTCACCTTGCCAAGACTGGTATTTGGACAGCAGCTAAGAAGGGCACGTCAGCAATAGATAACGCCATGGTTATCATGATCACCACTGCTGGCGACCAAGAATCAAAGACTCTGATAGATCTATACAACTCAGCCGACCAAGTGATTGCAGACCCAAAATCGAACGAACGCTTCGGTGCATTCATCTGGGAGGCACCAGCCAACTCTCAACTAACTGACCCGGCAGCAATCAAGGCAGCCAACCCGGCTGTCGAGTGTGGCCGGATACCGCTCGAGCGAGTGCTGCAAGACATTACGACAAGCCCGGAACATGAAGTGCGTCGATACACACTCAACCAGTTCATTAGTGGCACGCGCGAAACATGGCTTGCTGGCGACCTATTCCGTCAGGCCTCGGGTAATGGTATCTCAGAGATTGCTGGCTCAGTGCTCGGCGTGGATGTCACACGCAACTTTGAACACGCTACTATCGCAGCCGCTAAACGAGTTGGCGACCTATTTGAGACCGAGTTGGTCGCGTCTCTAGTGCAGCCAACCGAGGACAAGCTCGTCGAGATGATTGTAAGCATTTGCCAGAAACATCAGATCAGCGCGGTCGCTCTTGATGACCGAGGAATGCACTCGATACATCGCAAACTAAAAGAACGTGGAATCCCAGTCTGGAATCTTTGGAACAAAGAAATCAACACCGCTTGCATGACCGTCTATGCCATGTTTGCTAACGGTCGGGTTCATCACAACGACGACCCTCTACTGCTAGTTCAGAACGGTAGAGCAGTTGCCAAGTATGTCGGCGAGTATTGGCAGATTTCACGCAAAGACTCCATTGGCGACATCGACGCACTCCTGGCAACTTGCTGGGCACTTTATGTCGCATCTGCTCAAGGTGTCGGTGGTGTCGGTGTATACTAAAGTTTGAAACATCGCGACACGCCACGTCGAATCGGTCATAACCACATAAGGTTTTATATATGGCCTCACTTTGGCAAAGACTGACCGGCACTGAACCGCGTATTGAAGCGCGTTCTATTGTGCCGCCTATTCCCATTCGTTCTGACACAGTTGTCAACACAAACTCGGCACTCTCACTAGCTAGCGTTTACCGCGCAATCCAAATCATTGCCACGCCCATCTCCAAGGCACTGCCTCTTGAAACTTATCGCTTTGGTGGAGGCCTCGAGCAGAAGATTGAAAACCCTGTTCTCGTCAACAACCCGAGCTTGTCCGAATCACGCAAAGACTTTATCTTCTCAACCGTCACTAGCCTGGCACTCTCAGGTGAAGCGTATTGGTATAAGTCATACGACTCACGCGGTCAAGTCAACGATCTAACGCTGCTCGTTGCCTCCTCAGTTCAGCCAACACTTGATGGCCCGAACGGCATGAGCGGCAACAAAGTATTTGACTACATGGGCAAAAGATACACTTCACGTGACATCGAGCAGCTTCGCTTGTTTTCAGTGCCAGGCAACCTTCGAGGACTTGGCCCTATTCAAGCAGCAGGCAATGACATTGCCACCGCGTTAGATCTTCGCAACTTCGCAAGCACCTGGTTCTCAAGTGCTGGCGTCCCGACCGGAGTCCTGAAAACCGGCAAGATGCTCACTAAAGAGCAGGCCGAGGAAATCACCTCAAACTGGCACACCAAGCAGGCAACTAGACAACTCGCGGTGTTGAGCGAGGGGTTTGATTACCAAACCATAAACGCCACGCCGCAGGACTTAATGTTCACTCAGGTCGCAGCTCAGTCGACTCAGACTATTGCTCGCTTGTTTGGTGTGCCAGCTCGTCTGCTTCTTACTGGAGTCGATGGTACTAGCGACACTTACACAAACTTGAGCGACGAGCAGCAAACGTTCTACCGCCATACGCTCATGGCATACACAAACGCCATCGAAGACGCGCTAAGCGCGTGCCTCCCTCGGGGAACCTCGGTGCGCTTCAACTATGAAGGACTTTACAAGGCCGACATGAAGACTCGCTGGGAGATGTATGACATCGCCACTGGTGGGGTTGCATGGCTAACGCCTGATGAAGTTCGCGCAAAGGAAGGACTATAAATGTCTGAAATAGAAATCCGCGAAGTCGAGTTTCGACTAGCAGAAGAAGCCGGCACTATCACTGGCCTCGCAGTCCCATTCAACGAACCAACCGACATTGGCGGAGCCTACCGCGAGCAGTTCGCACCAGGTTCTATTCGCAACGCTGAAGGTGTCAAAATCTTTTATGGCCACGATCACCAAGACCTACCAATCGGTCGCGTAATCTCAGGTCGAGAAACTGACAAAGGTTTTGAGATTACTGCCAAACTAACCACTGGTGTTCAGCGTGCCGACGAGACTCTCGCGCTAATGCGTGACGGTGTTCTAAACAAGTTTTCGGTTGGCTTCATGCCAGTCGAGCAGACTCGCGAGGGCGACCTCGTGACAAGGACTCTAGTTGACTTGAAAGAAGTCAGCGTTGTCCCATTCCCAGCCTATTCAGGCGCGGAAATCACCCAAGTTCGCGAGGAGCAGGAAACTGAACCTAGCGACGACATCCAACAAGAAAGTGAGAGTCCAGTGTCAGAAAACACCGAACTCGACGTTCGCTCCATCCAGGATGAACTCGTAGAGGTTCGTCGTATGGTTGAGGCTAACGCCGCACCACAGGCTCCTGTTGCATCATCGTTCGAGAAGTTCCGCAGCCAGGGCGAGTTCGCCAAGGCTTTGGTAACTGGCGACGAAGCAGCAATCGAGCTATGCCGAGCAGCAACCTCCGCCAACACCTACTCGCTTCCGGGCTGGGTTGGCTTCATCAACAACCTCATTGACCTCAACCGTCCATCATGGAACGTTTGGTCACGAGGCGCACTTCCAGCATCGGGTCTAACCGTTGACTACGCTAAGGTTTCGGCTAACACCGTTGCAGTAGGTGTGCAGTCGACTGAAAACACCGCGATCAGCGACGGTCAAATCACCATCGCTAACACCTCGACCGCAGTCAAGACTTACGCTGGTAAGACCACCTTGTCGCGTCAGCTTGTCGAGCGTTCGTCAACCCCTTACCTTGACACCGCATTCCAGGCACTAAGCATCGCTTACGCCAACCAGACCAACGCAGCAGTCGTATCGGCAATCGCCGCTCTCGACTTCACTGGCAAGATCATGGACATGGATGGCGGAACCGCTGTATCGGTTCTCGAAGGTATCATCGACGGTGCAAAATACATCAAGACCAACTCAGGCCTAAACGCCGAGTTCATTCTTGCTGGCCCAGCACTTTACAAGTACCTCGTCACCTTGGCAGACACTCAGGGACGCCCAATCGTTCGCATTGACGGTGGAGCAGCAACCGGTGAGAGCATCGGCTCAAGCCCAGCCCCACTCCAGGCAACCATCTGGAACCTGCCAATCATCGTTGACACGACCCTAGGCGCAACCGTTGGCTACATGGCCAACTCGGCTGCTCTTCAGGTGTTCGAGTCGGCTGGTGCTCCTGTCCGCCTAGTAGACGACATGAGCGGCACCGCTACTCTGTCGAACACTTACGCAGTTTACGGATACGCGGCCATCACCGTTCCATTCGAGTCTGCAATCGTCAAGCTCGACTTCACCGCGTAATAGAAAAGCGATACCACAATGGCAGTCACACTTACAGAGTTCAAGGAATACGTTGGCACCAAAGATGCCAGCGACTTCCCACTATCTTGTTTGACTGCCGGACACGCTCTGGTAACCAACTACATAGGCTCTGTTACAACAGTCCCAACTGAGATACACGATCAGGCAGTGCTAAAAGTATCGTCTGAGCTGTATCACGCCAGAAACGCACCAAACGGTATCGCCCAGTTCGCCGACGCTAATGGGGCCGCAGTAAGAATAGGTTATGACCCACTCGCACCAGCCTATAAATTGCTGCGGCCCTTCCTCGGAACGGCTGTCTAGTGACTAATGAGATTACCCTATCCAAAGCAGAGTTTGCCCTTGCCATAAACAATGCTGGGCTAGATGTTTGGGATTACATTCCCGGTCGTATAACTCCGCCAGTGATAGTTATGAACTCTGGAAGCCCTTACATCCAATCCGGGACTCTCGGTGGCGAATACTCGATGAACTTAGATTGTATTTGCGTGGCAATGACAGCAGATAACGAAGAAGCTACGGAAGGGCTAGATGCTCTCCTGGCAGATTTTCTAAATGCTATGGAACCACTAGGATACGCAATTCTAGGTCAAGTCGGACAGCCTTACACACTTGCAGCAAACAACGCCGAGTATTTAGCAGCCAACGTGGCCGTAAACATACTCATAACAATCTAAGGACTAAAAATGGCAACCTCACCACGCCTAAAAGCCCAGAACATCAACTTCAAGATCTCCTCAACTGACTACGCACCAGATTGCGAATCCATTGAGTTGACTTTGGAGGATGGCCCGGGCGACATTCGCACATTCGATGAAGTAAGAACTGGTGGTATCTGGTCACTGAAACTCTCAGGCCTCTACTCACAGTCGGCAACTTCCCTATACCAAATCTTGTTTGCCAACTATGGCACTCAGGTAGCATTTACTCTTGCTCCATCGGGTAACGTAACTGCTTCGCCAACGCAGCCACACTGGACTGGAACGGTTATCTTCAATGACCTACCACCAATCTCGCTCCAAGCTGGAGATGTAACCAAGTTCGACGTAACCCTATCGGTTGACAACTCGGTTCACACTCCATCCGCAACACCACCAGTGTTCTACGGACTTACCAAGAAAACCAGCTAATAACGTGGCTAGAGATGGCGCGATCAAGATTACCGGGCTGAATGAGACCATAAAGGCTCTGAAGGCTATCGGAACTCCTACTCGCGCCATCTCTAAAGCCGGTGCTCAAGGTGCAGCTATTGTGGCTTCTGAGGCTAGGTCGCTTGCTCCAGTGCGGACAGGCAACCTACGTGGAACAATTAAGACTCGCGTTGGTCAGTATGGTTCAAGTATTTTTGCAGGTGGCCCAACTGCTATTTATGGAAACCCAATCCACTGGGGTTGGTTACGAGACCGCAAAACTGCCAGGGCACTTGCCAGTCCAAAGGGTTACATACTTAGAGGTGTAAAACCTAATCCATTCCTTGCCAGGGCATTAGGCTATAAACGCAAGGAAATACTTGACTTGTATCGTGACCAACTAAACAAACTGATTGTCGAAGAGACAGCAAAAGCGAACGGAGCAAAATGAACGTAGATTACAACGACCTGACCCTTGGTGAGATTGAAATCCTTGAAGACCTGACTGGCAAGACTCTGGATGAGATTGCTGATGTCAATGTGCCAAAAGGAAAACTCCTCCGGGCACTTGTCTATGTCTTCACCAAAAGAACCAAGCCAGACTTTACTTATGAAGAAACTGCCAAACTTACGCTGGATGAGTCGGTTGCCATGCTAGGCGTAAGCGATGGTGAAGAAGACCCAAAAGGCGACTAAGGGAGAAGCAGGCGGAACGCATGGCACAGTTTTGCACCGCGTTTCGTATCTCTCCTAGTGAGTTTCAGTCGCTAACCTTAGAACAATACATGGCCTTTATTCAGGTATCGGAGAGCCAAGGCACTAGAAACAGTTTGGAAGATCTCTTATGACCAATAGCACATTCGTCAAAGTAGCGATGCTTGGTGATGACACTGACCTTGCTAAGAAAACTAAAAGAGCTGAACGTAATCTCGAGCACCTGCGTAAGAAACTCAAAAAGACAAATACTTCATTTAGAGGATTGTTCAAGGGCCTAGGGTTTGCGGCTGCTATTGCTTCAATCAAAAAAGTTGCTCAAGCAGCCGATAAAGACAATAAATCATTAGCTAACCTTGCTGTCGTAATGCACAACTTGACAGGTGCCACTGCCGATCAAGTCAAGGCAGCAGACGCGCAAATACAGAAACTTCAATATGCAGTCGGTATTACCGACGATGAACTTCGCCCGGCATTTACTAACTTGCTTCTTCCACTCCAAGATTCTGCCAAGGCTATGGATGCCTTGAAACTTGCAGCTGACGTTTCAGCTGGTAGCGGTAAATCTTTGGCAGTTGTTTCTAAGGCTATGGCTAAATCCTTTGCTGGAAGCCAAACTGCACTAAACAAACTTATTCCTGGCATTGCCGCAACCGCAGATCCAATGAAGTTTCTTGCAGACGCTTTTGGTGGCGCAGCCAAATCGGCAGCAGAGATTAGCCCATTTCAAAGAATCGGTGTAATCTTCCAAGACATTGCTGAACAACTAGGTAAAGCATTCTTGCCTTTACTCAGACAGTTTGCAGACTATTTAGCTTCTCCAGAGGGCAAGAAAACACTTGAAAACTTTGTCCAACTAATCCAAGTTTTAGCAAACGGTATTGGTCAAATCATTGGCTTTTTATCCAATCTCTTAGGGCCATTACTGAAGTTCATCGGATTTAACTATGAAACTGCTGATTCTCTCGATGTTGTTACCGTCGCCCTCGACTCGGCAGAACGCGGCGCATACAAATACAGCGCATCTCTTCTTGCCGCACAGGCCGCAGAAGAAAAGCGACTAAAAGCCGCTAAGGAATATGCCGCAAAAGAAAAGACTCGACTAGAGGGTCTTGTATCCAACATTCAGGACTTTGCCAAACAATACCGGGAAGCAATCGACTTCAGCATGGGATTGAACGAGCAAGGCACCAGGTTCCGCGCCGATCGAGTAATCCGAGAAATGCAAAAGGTTCTTGACTTTGCTAAGAAACTGCCAGCCAAACTAAAAGCCCTGGCTAAAGGCGGAGCAAGCAAAGATACTTTGGCAAGTATTGCTGCACTTGGGCCAACACAAGGCTTTGCTGTCGCTTCAGGTCTACTAGAATCTGGTCAGCTCAGCACATTCAATCGACTTAGTTCGCAACTTGGTCAGGCTGGGCAACGAGTTGGCACTCAGGCCGCGACCGGCTCATATACAATCAACATAAACAAAGCTAACATGAGTGCTTCAGAGATTGTGAACGCAATTAAATCTTATGAACGTAAGTCAGGTCGAAAGCTGCTTCTAAATGGCTAACGATGTTTTCGTTCTAACTAATGATTTAGAGATTAGCCTTTACAGTTACCCCAGCGATGCTTTTATCTGGAATGTGACACGTTGGGATGATGGCGATAAATGGGATTCTGGCTCCACAACTCAATCATGGATTGACTTTTCAGGAAGCGTCGCAGCAGTTGACATTAGTAACGGTATCAACATCGACCAAGGCCTGACCCGACCTGACCCGGCGACAGCCACTATTGTCTTCCAAAATAACCAATACGACCCATTCAATAACGCAACCGTCAAAGCTGGAACACCTATCCGTATCCGAGTTAGACCAAATCCAGATACTGCTGCAAGCACTTGGGTCACTCTATTCCAAGGCAAGATTGACTTTGCCTCAGCTTCTTACAACATGAACTGGGTAAATACAGTCACTTTGTCATGCATTACAGATTTACGAGATTACTTAAATACTTCCTGCCCCGATGGAATAACAACCGATCCTTCACTATATGCCTGGAACTGGAGAGACTATTTAGCAGTGTTCTATACTCGCTCGACGATCGTGTCAGATGAGACTTTATCCAATGGCTATCTGTTAGAGGGATTAGATACATTCAACCCGGTCAACATCGGTGACATTATGAACCAGTTGCTAGATGCGAACCTTGGTGCTCTCGTCTATAAACCTATAACACTAAACCCAACGGTTGCTGCCAGGTATTATCGACAGGATGAACTTGGTTCAATAGACACTGCAACTTCAGTCCTAGATTTTGAAGCTGTCTCATCCTCCAACCCAATACGCTCATCGTTCTTTGACATTACCATCGGCTATGACACTGACCTAATCACTAACGACGTGACAGTCACCTCAACCAGCGGTTATGGCCCAATCAACAGGCGTAATAATGATTCAGTAGCTCTTTACGGATCACTGGCTTTAGAAACAACAACGCTGCACTACAACGATGCAGATGTCGAAACTTGGGCATCACAACTTACTTTGGCTGAACCAACCAGACGAGTCCTTGACATTAGTGCCGATGTAATCAAGCGAGATGGCACAGTAAACAAAAACTTGCTACGCGAACCAATGGATGTTTGCAACGTAGCAGTATCAAATGCCAACATAACACTCGATGAAAACTACTTCATAACACGAATCAACTATTCATTCACGCCAGACCAATGGCATACTACGCTAGAACTATGGAAGGGGCGTTAAATGCCTAGAACTACAATCGTCGCAGGTGCTTTAGCAACAGCCGCAGTTGGAAATACTTTTATGCAGCTGACCTACGACCAGCCTAAGAACTATTTGCTAAATGGTTCAATGGAAATCTGGCAGCGCGGAACGACTGCCTTGCCGGGCGGAACTGGCGCAACGGTTGGTTATGCTGCCGATCGTTGGCAAGCATTCAGAATCGGTTACGCAGCTGGATTGACGTGCTCCAGACAGACTGGCCCCACTGGTGGTCGTTATGCTATGAGAGCACAGCGAGATGTCTCAAATGCTTCTCTAGTCGGTATTCAGGCTTACCAAACTCTTGAGACTGCCCAAGCCCAGCACATGGCTGGCACTCAAGTAACTTTTAGCGCATGGATCAGAAAAGGTGCAGACTTTGCTGGCACTTTTACTCAGCGCATCATCTATGGCACTGGAACTGATGAAAGAATAACCACAGGTTTTACCGGTCAAACAACCCTTATCTCAACTTCAAAAACTTTGACAACTAGCTGGGCCTTGTATTCAGTAACTGGCACGCTACCTGCTGGAGCATCTGAAGTTGCAGTAGGTTTTCAATACGTTCCGAGCACTGCGGTCGCACTAACAAATGACTATTTTGAGTTTGCTTTATGCCAGTTAGAGATCGGCGCAACGCCATCACCGTTCCAAATGGGTGGTGGAAACATTGAAGGTGAACTGATTGCTTGTCAGCGTTACTATCAGCGCATGGGACTCGTAAACGGTAACGCCCTAGCTATCGGTACGGGCTCAGGTAGTACGACGACTAACTTTATAGTCCCCTTATCTACCACTATGCGTATCGCGCCAAGCTCAGTAGCTTACTCCAATATTCAAATGATAGACGGAGCAGCCGGTACCCTCGCTATAACCGCTTTAGCATTATCGAACTCAAGCTCCGATAAAGTTGGACTCACCGCAACACACGCAACAAACGACACGGCCCACCGACCGTATTTCTTATCTTGCTCAAGCGCAGCTGGATACATTGAACTAATAGCAGAACTATAAAAGGACAATCATGCCAAAAGACAACAAAGAAGAAGCTGTGCAGCCATACATGGATGCGCCACCATTCCCAGCACCAAAAGAAATCTCAATCATCGACGAGCCAGTTCTCAGCGATGAGGAAGAACTAGAAGACTAATGCCGGAGGAATCGCCTAGGCCCACAACTCCAACACTGCTGGCAGACATCTCAAATCGCCTGGCAGTCATTGAAGCACGCCTGGAGATTATCGCTGACCATGAAACACGCATCCGCGACCTCGAGAAAGCACGCTGGCAAGCAGCCTGGATAACTTCTACAGCCACCGCTTTAGCAACCTCTGCTTTAGTCACTTTTATCATCAAAGGAATCTAATGATTGAACCAGGCACATATAACATTCTTGCTCCCCAAGGAGCAACTTTTGATCGCACATTTACTTTTAGGATTGATGGTTCCTTAGTAAACTTGACTGGCTACACTGCGGCGATGAAAGTTCGAGCAAAAGCATCGTCAGACGCAGTTCTGAGCTTGACTAACGCGAGTGGAATCACACTAGGCGGCGCAGCTGGAACTATTGTTCTTGGCATCACTGCAACTCAGATGGCGGCAATCGCGCCGGGTTCTTATCTATACGACTTGGAACTGACCCAAGCAGGAACCGTCACACGACTTATTCAAGGTTCATTCACAGTTAGCGCGGAGATCACTTATGCCTAATGCAACAATCACAGTCACAGAAACCAACGCAGTCATTTCGCTGGGAACCACTGGCCTGCAAGGTGCAACTGGCCCGACAGGCGCAACTGGGCCTGCTGGCCCGACAGGCGCAACTGGCCCTACTGGAGCTACTGGAGCTAC